CCCGGCGTTCGTTCCAGCGCACCCGCGAAGAAGGGATTTTCGTCCCTGCCCGCCGAAGTGAAGTCTGCCGCCCTCGATTACGAGAAGCGCGGCGTCTGCACCAAGGAGGAATACGCGGAAACCTACTACCAGTTTGAAGGATCGGGCCAATGACCGACAACGAAGAGCAGCCCCGCCGTCCGGGCCGTCCCAAGAGGGAGGAAGTGACGAACACCGAGCGCCGCCGCAGGAAGGCAGGCAACACCACGCATAAGCTGGCAATCCCCGACCACATCAAGCGCAAGCACCCCGGAATGGAGTTTCGGTGGGGGCGTGATGAAGACGGTCGGATTGAGCAGCTTACGCAGGCGGACGATTGGGATCCTGTCCCTGATGTCCAACCCATTCACGCCGGGGTCGGCAAGACGGGCGCGGGGATCAAGTTGCATCTCCTGATGAAGTCCGAGTCCTTCATGGAAATGGATCGCGCCGAGAAAATGGAGCGCATCCTGAAGACCGAGAAGGACCAGCTCGCACACCTGGACAAGAAACAGGCAATTGAAGCCGGGGCGGAAACCTACGCGGTTCCCGGCAACAAGCTATAAAGGACGACAACAATGGCTTTTGGTTTGAAGCCCGTCCGCTACAAGGACGGTGCGCCGTATAACGGTGCAGCCAACGTCTATTACGTCCCCGCGTCGGACAGCACTGCGCTGTTCGTCGGTGATCCGGTGATTATTGCCGGTTCGGGTGACGCAGAAGGCGTTCCCTCGATTACGCGCGCTGCTGCGGGTGATCGTATCACTGGTGTGGTCGTGGGCTTTGCCCCGCTTCCCACTGGCGCAGCCGGTTCGACTTCGGCTGTCAATCGCGGTTATCGCGCTGCAAGCGAGGCGGATTACGTTCTCGTGGCTGATGACACGGATCTGCTTTTCGAAGCGACCGAGGACGCAGTTGGCGGTGCGATGGCGGTGGCCGACATCGGCCTGAACGTCGATCTGGTGGCCGCTGCTGGCAGCGCCGTCACCAAGCAGTCGGGCTATGCGCTGGACAGCTCCACCAAGGCAACCACCAGCGCGCAGGTTCGCGTCAATGGTGTGAGCCGCCGTGTCAACAACACCATTGGATCCGCTGCGACGGTTTGGCTGGTTTCGATCATCGAATCCACCGAAACGCCCGCCGCTGGCACCACTGGCGTCTAATAGGGAGGACGGATAATGGCTATTACTCGCTCCGCACACCCGTCTGCCCTGTGGCCGGGTATCTACAAGTGGTTCGGCAATGCCTACAAGGAAATGCCGAAGGCCTATGAGTCGTATTTCCAGATGGAAACGAGCGACAAGGCTTACGAAGAGATCGCTGAAGCGACTGGCTTCGGGCTTGCAGCCATCAAGGCTGAAGGCGCGTCGATCCAGTACGACACCGACGGCGAAGGGTTCAAGACCCGCTTCACCAATGTCACCTATGGCCTCGGCTATATCGTGACCCGTGAGGCAATCGAGGACAACCAGTATCGGCAGCTTTCTGAGCGCCGCAGTTCGGAACTGGCGCGGTCGATGAATGCGACCAAGTGCATCGTGCACGCCAACGTCCTGAACCGTGGTTTCTCGGGAAGCTATCTGGGCGGTGACGGCGTTGCGCTGTTCTCCAATGCTCACCCGACGCTGGACGGCAACCAGTCGAACCTCCTGACTGCCGCTGATCTTTCGGAAACCGGGCTGGAAAGCGCGGCAACGGAGATCATGCTGATGGAGAACGCACGCGGCATCAAGATCGGTGCCCGTCCGAAGACGCTGGTGATCCACCCGTCCGAATGGGCGAACGCCACCCGCATTCTGGAGAGCGATCTTCAGAGCGGTGCAAAGACCGACACGACCAACACCAACAACGTGAACGCGCTGAAGGTGAAGGGCATCGTGGATCAGGTTGTCATGGACCCGTATCTGACCGATCCGGACGCATGGTTCCTGACCACGGACATTCCCTACGGCCTGCTGTCTTTCTCGCGCCGTGCGATGGAGTTCAAGCAGGACAACGACTTCGATACCGAAAACGCCAAGGCGAAAAGCACGGAACGCTACTCCACCGGAGTTGCCGATTGGCGAGGCGTTTTTGGCTCATCTGGCGCGTGATCTGAGTTGAATCAACTAAGTGTCCGGGTGAGCTTAGACCAAGTTTTCCCGGACACTATTTTGTGGATTACATCCCTTGTCACACCAAACTGGTCGGCAAGGTCAACCTGCCTCATTTTGTTGCGGTTGCGCCAGATGAAGGCCACTTCCTCTTCAGTAAACCGCGCTTTGGGATGCTCGGCTAGATGCATTCCTTCCCGGTTTCCATTCCAGCGCCCCCGCATCACCTTGTCGTCCATGTTTTGCTGCGCCGTTCCTGCATAAAGATGCGCAGGATTGCAGCACCTCGGATTGTCACAAGTATGCAGGGCCAGCAAATCACCCAGGGGTTCGCCTAGTTTGTCTTCCAGAATGACGCGGGTCGCTTTGTAACGCTTCTTCTGAAACGTTCCTGCTCCATACCCACGGACAAGACCGGCGGTCCAAGGCCAACATTCATCCGGCTCGCGCTTGTCCACCTTGCACCAGACGGCGCATTCCAGCGTGCAATAGACTTCTCTTGGGTCGGACTTCTGAAAATGCGTGCCGCAAGTTGGGCACGGCTTCGCGGGGCGCTTCTTGTAATAAGATTTTGTCATTCGTCACTCCTATCACAAAGGAGTAAAGCGACAAAGCGCCAATTCGCATTCGGAGAACGAAATGGCCTACAAACCGGGAGCCGCCCGAGCAATTTGCGACAGGTGCGGGTTTGAATATCCCCTGTCCGAACTGCGCAAGGAATACACCGGACTGATGGTGTGCCGGAAGGACTTCGATCCTCGCCCGCCATATTACGGAACACCGGATGCGAAGCCCGAGGGCCTGCCGCATCCGAACGCACGGCCTGACAATCAGGTCGATAATTCACCGAATTTGACGACTGCGCAGGATCTGGGAAGCCCCGCTATTCCCGCTCCTACGCCTACGCCTACGCCTACGCCTACTCCCGCTCCAACGGCGGCGGTCACTTATGAGGGTGAGGCGGTCACGCATGAGGGCGAACCCGTCACCTATGTCGCGGAGTAAACGAATTGGCTGAACTTTTCGACATTCTGGCCGCGAGGGGGCTTAGCGCCGCCGACTTCGAGGCGCTTGCCAACCCCGGCTATCGCGGTGAAACGGGCATCTATGTGGGCAACGATCCGGCCAACCTGACCGCCTACGAAGAGTGGTTCGGCAAAAGCACGGGTTCGGTGCAGCTACATGGTGGCCGCGCGAACCTAAGCGACATGGGGTCGTCGGTTGGCTATGTCGGCGGGCAATATCCGCAGTCCACGTTCAACGGAACATTGCGCTGGACGATCCCTTGGATGCACGCCGGTGCGGTGGGTGATTTCACCGCTGTTACCGATGGTGATTACGACACCGAACTGACGCAGCAGGCCAATGCCATGCTGTCGCGCGAACCGGGCGTTCACAGGATCAACGTGCGCGGCTTTTGGGAGTTCAACGGTTCGTGGCAACCGTGGGCGGCGGCGGGCAATGAGGCGGCTTTCGTCGCGGCATGGAAGCATGTTGTCGATCTGTATCGCGGCATCTCCAACCGTTTCCGCTTCGACTGGTGCGCGAATATCGGGCAGGAAGGGACGATGAGCCAGGCAGCGGTCGAAAGTTGCTACCCCGGCGATGCCTATGTCGATGTGATTACGATTGACCATTACTGGTATGTAAACACCGACAACCTTTTCGTATCCGACCCGCGCGATCCGGTGGCGGCGTTCGAGTACATGCGCGACCGTCCGATGGGCTTCGCATGGATGGAAGGATTTGCGAACAAGCATAACACAAGCCGTTCGGGTTTGGCGAATGGGGCGTGCGGCTTGCGGGCTTTGGGCCTTACATCGAACTGGTGCACGACTGGATGGCGAGCCGTCCGGGCTTCGAATATCACGTTTATTGGAACGATGACGGCGACTATCCGGGCAAACTGTCAGGTGGCCGCTACATGCTGGCGGGCAAGGCGTTTGTCGAGAAGTTCGGTATCCTTCCCGCCGCGCCTACCAATGTCGAGGATCAATATCCCGAATACGACTTCGCTTACGATCCGACTAACAGCTTCTACAAGATCAACGGCGTCACGACCGATGACATGGCCGTTTTCTATGAGCAGTTCGGTGCGAAATATTCGAGCAATCCATCTGGTGCTTCAGGCTCGTTTGGCTGGGTGCCCGATGAGTACCAACTGCTGACCGCGCAGCTTGAGCCGAGCGCGGAATGGTCGGTTTACGCTGAAGCCGAGGTGGATGAACAGAACGGCAGCGACTACCAGAGCCTTGTTGCCCTGTCGTCGGGTGTCGATGATCGCGATTCCGTTCATGTCAATCGCAATGCGTTTAGCAACGATATCCGCGCCAATGTGCGGCGCAATGACCTCCCGGTCGGGACGGACACCAATTTCGGGTCGTTCATAGACGGCCAAATCAAGCGTTATGCTTTTGTGCTGGACGGATCCGGCACGCGGTTCTTCAGCGATGGGGCCATGCAGCACCACAATACGGATGCTTCGGTGCTTTCGACGGATGGCCACATGGACACGATCCACATGGGCGATTTTCGCGCGCTCGACCCGCATTGGCCGGTTCCGATCAAGCGCATTCTGGCCAAGCGTTCGGCAGACAATTCCAACGATGCCGCAGCATGGACAGCGTGAGGTAAGTTATGACGACCAGCGGCACCACTGACTTTGTGCTGACCGTGCGCGACATTTGCCACGATGCCCTTCAGGAAAACGCCATCATCCCGCTTGGCGAGGAAATGGAGGCGGAAGAACTTTCGAGCGTTATCCGCCGCCTGAACGGGATGCTGAAAAGCTGGCAGATGAAGGGCCTTTCGTGGAAGCACGAAACGATCAGCGCGACCGTGACCGCAGACACCGCGACCGTGACGCTGCCGGGATATGTGCGCGGCGTGAACGGCTGCCGCTTTCTGGACAGCCCGAACAATGAGCGCGAAATGGTGCGCTGGGAACGCGACGAATATTTCCGCCTGCCGAACAAGGCGGCATCGGGCAAATCCACCGCCTTTTACCTGAACCGCGCAGAGGATGGGCTTGTCCTGTATGTCTGGCCGGTTCCCCTGTCGGATAGCACGCTGAAGGTCGATATTGACCGCAAGGTCGATACGGTGACGAGCGCAAACGAGACGCTGGACGTTCCCGAAGAACTTATGGAAACGATTTACGCCAATCTGGCGCTGCGTTGCTGCGGGCTGTTCGGGATCGACCCCAAGCCTGAACTGGCGATGCGGGCGCAGGCGCTCGAAACCGAGATGCTGGATAACTACCGTCCGGCCTCGTATTTCCTCGGGCCGATGTAATGCGCCTTCAGTTCGGCCTCTCGTCCTATGAGCGGGCGCGGGGTGACATGCCGGGTCTGCCGGTGGTGAATATGTTTGCGGAAGATGCCCCGACCGAGGAAACGGGCGTTGTCCTGCAATCCCGTCCCGGTCTGGTGGATCGGGCGAGCGATATGGGCGCGGGTCCTGTCGCAGGGCTTTATCAGGCCGATGGGGTCTTGGGCGGTGGGCTGTTCGGTGTGTCGGGCGGCAAGCTGTATGCCGAGAGTTCGCTGATCGGCTCGATCGACGGCGACGGCCCGGTTAGCTGGGGTGGATACGAAAACGCCCTATTCGTGACCGCCGGGGCGGGTCTGTGGGGCTATGACGGCGGGACGCTGGCAGAGATAGCCTTTCCGGACGGTGCGCCTGTGGCGGCGGTTACGGTGGGCGCATCGCGGCTGATCGTCATTCGCAAGGATACGCAGCAGTTCTATTGGTCCGACCCGCTTGAGGATACGATTGAAGCGCTGAACTTCGCATCGGCAGAGGATAGTCCCGACCGCTTGCGGGATCTGCTGTTCGTGGATGACACGCTGATCTTGTTCGGTGCCGAGACGGTTGAGTTCTGGCCGAATACGCAAGATGCCAACCTGCCGTTCCAGCCCTTGCAGGGGCGCGTGATCGAGCGGGGCATTATACAGACGGGTGCCTGCACCTCGTTCGGGCCAACCTTTGCATGGGTGACTAATTACGGCGAGGTCTGCATTCAGTCGGAACAGAACGTCATCTCCAACGTGGGCCTGCAAACGCGCATCAATGCAAGTTCGGACGTTCGCCTGTTCAACTTCATGCTGGACGGGGTCGAGTTCCTTGCACTTCGACTGGATGACGAAACGCAGGTTTATTCGGGCCGTTCGCGCATGTGGAGCGAGTTTCAAACCTACGATCTGGTCAATTGGCAAGCGGGCTGCGCGGCCAAGGATGTCTTCGGGTCTGCGGTGGACGGCAAGACGATGACATGGGGCAGCGCTCATGTGGACATGGGCAAGGTGCTGGAGCGTCGTTTCCGTGCCGGTGCGCCGATCAATGCGGGCGGGTTCAACGTCAACAACCTGATCGTGCGGACATCGCCGGGGCGCACGCCGTTCCTGACGGGCGATTATGACGAGCCGGTGATCGAGATGCGGCTGTCACGCGATGCGGGGCAGACCTGGAGCGCATGGAGGCAGAAGCCGCTGGGCGCGCAAGGCAAGTATCGCACGAAGGTTGCATGGCGCGGTCTGGGCATGGCCTCGCAGCCGGGTTTCTTCGCAGAGTTTCGCGTGACCGATCCGGTTGAAGCCCGGTTCAGTGATGTCGAGATCAATTCAGCTTGGGGTGGCCGCTAATGCCTGCCGTTCAGATATTCTCGTCATTCAAGGAAGCAATTGCCGAGGGCGCGCATAATCTCGAAACCGACACACTCAAGGTTGCGCTTTCGAACAGCGCGCCAAGCCTGTCCTATACCGCGCTGCCCGACATCGTGCAGATTGGCCCGACAGGCGGATATGCTGCCGAAACGATTGCGGTCACCAGTTCAGCGCAGGCGGGCGGGACATATTCGCTGACCTTGGGCGCGGTCACCTTCACGGCAAGCGGGGCGGCGTTCAACGA